AAGTGAGCAACTTCATCAGCTCTAACTACTTTCCAACCGTATATCTGATGTGCTCTCATAAGATCGCTGACAGTTGCGGTATCTCTAAGCATTTCAACGCTGAATCCTTTCTGCTCTACCCAAGCAACTGAACGGTTAGGTGTAAACGCACAGGCATTAACTACAAGGTTTCCGCCTTTATAAGTTCCAGTTGTTGTAAGGTTATTGGTTTCGATAATGATGAATCCTGCCATTCTGCCGACCTGACCGCTTGCGATTATCTCATCATTGTTTGTCTTGATGAATCCTGCTGAGCTTGCAATAGCTTTTGAAAGGTAAGGATCAACAAACAAAGGAATATCCTCATTTACATTCTTTACTTTCATATCTGCTTTAAGTGTCATAAGTGCATCAAATACATTGCCTGAATCTACGCCAGTTGAGCTAAGATCGGTTGTAACGCCTGCACCTGCATAAATACCAGCTGCAAGGTCTGAGTCCTGATAATTAGCCATTGAATAACCCATCTCCTGAGCTATTGCAGGATAAAGTCCTTTAACGCTCTGGATGCGGTTAATGTCTGTAACTTTAATAGGGCAGAGTACCTGTTTGTTGATAAGCAGGGTCTGTGACTGGTCATCTACACTTGCATAAGTGATCGAACCGTTAGAATAAGAACTGGATGCAATAGCACCAATGGACGGAAGAGTCACGCTCTGTCCGATAGTTCTGGGGTCTTCAACATTGTCTGGAATCCACAGGAAATTTTTGAAAACCATTCTTTTTTCACGGGCTCTCATTATCTCCCTTCTCATAAGCATCGGGCTAAACTGTTCTAATGTCATTTTGTTTCTCCTTTAATCTTTTAATCCTAATACATCTTTACGATATTTGTCATACTCAGCAGGTGCTAGCTTAGCGACTTCTTCGTCTGTAAGCTCTTTGCCACCGCCACCAATCCCTTTGTCAAGGTTCTTTTTGCCTGTTTTAAGGGTTTCACTTACTCTATTGTTAACGAGTTCGTCAAGCTTATCTGCAAATGCCTGAGCTTTAGCGACTGACTTGTCAACATCCTCATCAAGAAACAGATCGGAAAAATCCTCAATACCCTTTTTTGCCGTAACGCCACGAACAGCATTAAGTTTCTCGAGTCTTGTCTTTTCTGCTCTTTCCTGATTCCGTTCCTTTTCAATTGCTTCAAGCTTTTTAGCCATATCAAGGTATTTGGGGTCTTCGGGGTCTTTAACTCCATACTTAGTTTTAAACTCCTTTTCATATTCTGGAAGTTTAGCTTCAAGTTGGTCTTGTAACTTTTTAGGCAGGGTTTCCTTTTCAAAAGTGCCGATTGCCTGAGTAATCTTGGAATCTACGAAAGGTTTTATCATCTTAAACCCTTCATCACTTTTAACAAAATCTAACAACCCGTCCTTTTTCAGTTCTTTAAGATAACCCTGTACTTCCTCGTTGTCCTTGTTGTCTGCAATAAACTTTTTGATCTCTTCTAACTTCATCTTAAACTCCATTTAACTTAATCTCCTTGCTAGAACATCTGGCAAGTTAGTTAGATATTAGCAACTTAGTTTCATTTTGTCAAGAGTAAGTTAACAGAGTTAGCTTTTTTGTGTTTTGGCTAACTCGGTTAGATTGTGTTAATTTATTTGATTTTACTATACTTTTTTACTATACAGCATACTGTCATTTTGGAAACACCATACATAGTGCCTATATTTTGCATACTTATTTTCCCAAGCTTATACCATTGATATATTTCCAGTTCTTTTGATGCACTAATCTTTCTGCTATAAGCATTTTCGCCCTTTGGAGATTTAGGGATTAACCCAGTCTTGTGTGCGTGTTTCATATTTTCTGAGTGAGTTATCATCTCTAAATTTTCTATGTTATTATTATGTTTGTTCCCGTCAATGTGATTTATCTCTTTTGTTTTTTCTATCTCTCCTACAAAAGCTTCATAGACAATTCTGTGAACCGATGCCATCTTGCCATCAATATAGCATAGATCATATCCATCTCTTGGATTTTGCGAAAAATTAACTTTCTTGTAAATTTGCCCATCGTCTGAAACAACATAATCTTTTTTGTAACGGATAAGATTTGACATAATGCCCTCTCCCGGTTAAGCAGTTAATATTCTGCCCAACTCCCTGCAGGGGAAAGAGCATTAAGCATATTATAAGATATTAAATAATGATGTCAACCGAAAACTGGAATAGTTGTACTTCTACAATTAGGGTGCATAGGTGGATAATTGACACCTTCCTGTGCTTCACTTAATAAAAAAACTTTCCCGTCAAGCCCTGAGCATATATCACTTGTTCTCTCATCCTCTACTGCAACATATTGATATTTTTCTATACCTGCATCTGCGTATGCTTCGGCTGTTGCCTGTTCTACCACATAAGCTGATTCTGTTCTTATTAACCTTTCTGCATTACCGAAACTTGTTCCTGTTGCATCACGAATATTTTTAACAGCATCTTTTAAAGGTGCGTTCCTTAAAAACTGATCGGCTAATGTTCTGTCAAGTGACGATATAAGCTTTTCTTTGTTCTGCCAGATCGTATCACTAAACTTTACACCTACCCAATTTGTTGAAAGTATCTGTTGCACTCTTTTGCGGTTCATTACTCCTATATCGGCAACATCTAATTCTTTTAGCGTAAGCGAATAAGCTTTCATTAACGATTTTTCAATATGGTCTGGAAACTCTGCGTTCTGCCACAGTCTTAATTGTGTTGCTGTTACTCTATGCTCAAGCTTCATCTGTTGTAAACGGCTTATCTTCTCCTGACTACGCAGGTTCTTGAGATAAAGCCTGAAATCACTATCATAATTTGGCAGAGTGTCAATATATTTGATAAACTCTATTTGTTCTTTTGCGGTAAGCCGTTTGATCGCTTCGGAATAGGTCATTATTCCGGATTGTGAATATTTACCGTAGAAATTGCCTAACCTTGTTGAATAGTCACGCATAAGGGAATCGTATTTCTTAGCAACTTCGCCCATAAACTGAACATCTGACTTGAGCAGTCTTTCCTTTTTTAAGATAGAACGCTCTATCCAGTATTCCTTACTCTTGTTCCTCGTTTCCTTCGGTATCTTCACCATCTGGATTAGCCCTCAAATATTCATCAATTTTAGCTTGTCTGCTTTCCTCTGCCCTGTCCGCCCATTCCTGTGGATTTTCACAGAAACTGCCTACTCTCAAGGCATCCTGTAACATTACACCCGCATTTACAAGTGTCTGAACTGCTATTGCCTCTTCGGGAAGGTTTGCGGGCTTGTCATAGCTAAATACAACATTTACCGTGTAGGGGTCAATGCTCTTGCCTACTGTTTCCCACAACTGGTTACAAATCTTTATAAGGTCAATTATCTGCGTTTCGATAATATCTGCAAAATCGTTGCTTGCATTATCAATAGGTTTGGTTCTAGTGTTTATTGTAAGGTTGGTGGCTTTGCCTAATACTTCGGGGTCTGCATAGTTTATGTTTCTGCCAAATCTGTCTATATTCTTTTCAAGCAGTATTCTAAGTGAGTCAAACGCTTCAACCTGAACCTCACGCTTGAGAAATTCGGCTTTTCCTGCATCGTCCATAAGGAGGACACGCAACTTTTTAAGCTTTTCGAGTGCTTCAAGTCTGCCCTGTTCGGTATCAACCTTGCCTAAATCATCATTAGTCAACATATAGTTAGTAAGAACTAAATAGGATTGTGCAAAGGTATTAAACTGATCGGTTGCACTTGAGCAGAGGTTATTATAAGAATCAATCAAGCTCAATACTGGATAAAAGCAGGGTCTTGCACATTCGTCTAACTCGGTCATTACCACAGGCACGATACCGAACATATTGGGGTCTGTGCTTACTTCCTCATCAAACTTATCTGCAAGCATAGCACTATTACAATCTGAATAAGGTGCGGATTTAAATGTTTTTATCTCATCTGGCGTATAATAATCACAGTAAGCATAATATATATTCTCATCTTCCTGCTTTACATACCGTCTTGCAAACTCGGTCAACACACCGTTCTGATAATCCCAAGCACAGTCATATATCTCAGGCACGAACACATCAACATCATCTGCAGCCTCAGTAGTAGGCTGATAACAGATCATCGCACTTCTACCTGTTGCAAGTAACCATCTGCCAAAATCCTTAACTTTTACATTTAACCTTGAAACACGGTAGAATCTTTTGATTATCTCATTCTGGCGGTCTATTTCTTCCTGCGGTGTGTCCTCGTAAAAGTCTATATCTATTGCTTTACCCATACACCAGTTCAAGCGGTTATCGACTATTTCAGCTTCAAAGTTATGTATCTGGGGCGTGTTTACATTCCTTTCATACAGCGTTCCAATATCAATTTTATGAGTAGTTTCGGGCTCATAGTCAGCTTTATATCTCTGCCAGTATTCACGCTCCTGATCTGCGTATGCTTTCCGTATCTTAAAAAGTCTTGTCAAATCCATTTTATACCTCTTTGTTTACTTTTGTTGTATATGTTATCCTCAAAACCCCGTGTTTCGAGTTTAATATATGGCGTTTTTGTATCACTTTTTAATCCGCCTCATCATCTTCATCTATTTCAACAGGTCTATAAGCTCTGCAAAATGGACTCGAATAGCTTACAATGCAGTTGCTGACCTTTGCACAAGTATCACAAATCATTTAATACTCCAGTTCAAAAACCATTCGCATTATCATCATATCAAGGAAATCAGGGGAATGTGCCAAATTTTCCTTCATCTGCTCCTTGCTTATTATATAAAGCTTGCTGTCATTGTCAACCTTGTCCCTTTTAAGCTGTTGTAGCTCACTCTGGATGCGGTCTTGATACTTTCTAATGGTGTTTGTAAGGGTTATACCTATTTCACCGTTAGACGCTAAATCTGCCAACCTATAAGCACATTGCGTTTTAAGGTTGGCGTGGTCAGGTGTTATAAAGGATTTTTTCATCAGATAACCTGCTGACTGTTTCTTTTTAGCTATTATCGGGGATGAGCCGTTATTAAACTTATATGATCTACGCAGGAAACCCCGTAAATATCCACCTACACCGTCACCATCAAATACTATGTTACGATACGGGACTTGGTGTTTATCCGCACAGTCTTTTAAAACTGTCAGGACTTCATCGGCTTCACACTTTGGCAACACTATAACATCAAGCAGTTGCAGACCATCCCACACACCTACGACAAATAAATCAGCTCCGCCAAGTGCAATATCTGCTGATATATATTTCTGACCTCTTTCGGCATATTCAAAACCAAACATACCCAGTATGGCATCGTAAGGTATCATTACCGTGTTGTCGTCTTCATAATCCCAGTTCCCGTTTCTGAGCCTTTCCCTGTCTATTCCCTTTAGTTTATCAAGGCTTATAAGATATTCGTGAGGTATGTATTTGTTTTCTCTTGCTGTGGAAGGCACAAATTTACGGTCATTAGGAAGCGTTCCATCCTTGAAAGGTTTGTAAAATTCACGATATAACCAGTTTTGAGCAGGGTTAGCACCTAAAGCCATTTTAGGCACGCCGTTTATAAGGTTATATCTTATTCTAGTTCTCAAGATCGTATAGGCTTTTTCGCACACATCCCCTGCCTCATCAATAAAACAATCGGTTATCTCCATTGAACCTAACGATACAAATTCGGGGTCGGATGGATATAGGAAAAGGTCTTTTAAGAATATTATCGAACCGTTATTAAATAAAATCCTGTTATTCTGAGCATTATATTTAAATTTGTGATTTACTCCAAGCATATTAGCTACTTCAAAGAATGTCATAAGGGTAGTATTTTTAAGGTCTGTCAGTTTAGCACGACCTATCAACCCTCTGGTATTAGGATGTGCCAACCGCCTTAACAGTTGCCATAGACACCCCGTAAATGACTTTGCAGAACCTGCCGAACCGCCAAACAGTATTTCTTTAGTGGTCTTATCCTCAAGATAATCAAAAGCTTTGGTTTGCTTTTCAGTCAGAGTTATCTGCATAGGTCTTATTGATAGTGATAGATACATCACCCGTCTGTTCTATTTCCTGCTTTGGCTGACCTAACGCCCTTGTCAATGCTTGGCTGAATATTTGAGTTAAGTCTCCTTTAGAAACACCCCTCTTGATTGCACTTGCAACCAACAATTCAAACGATGTTGACAACGGATTAGCTATTATCTCGTCTATCTCCTGTTTATTCATTGCAAGCATTGATAATATAAGATCGTTTATCTGTGAACCTTTTAACCCTTCTTTCTTGAGCAATTCTGGAAGTTTAGGGGGTCTGCCATTGGGGTTGCCTGATTGACCTTTCGGGAATTTATGAGGGATAATATTCTCTTGACCTCTCACCGTTGTTTCTCCGTTGTTTTTTTACCAATCATTATCGTTTTTACCCCATTCTTCAACTATATTGAATCCTACCGACTTGTCATGTGGAGTTATATCTAATACTTCGTAGTGAAAAGGCACGCCTGTTTTTTCTAATAGTATCTTTTCGTTTAAAGTTCCCTTGCTTTTGCCATCGTGTATAACAATAACATAATCGCTCTCTCTTATAATTTCTTTACTTCTTTGTTCAAACATTCCCCTCAAATATTGCTCATTCAAAAAATGTAGTTGGAGCGGATAACCATATTGTTTTGCTACTTTTTGAGCCACTTCACATACGCCAGATGGTTCTTGACTGGTTACAATCTTTGTTGCTTTTAGCTCAATAATTTTTTCAAGGATTATTATTTTTACCCTTTCGTCTTTTAATGTTCTTGATCCAAAAACTCCA